AACATTTTGAAGCAAAATCTAATGAAAATCTAACTTTCAAAGGTGGCTTAATGAAGTCAATTAATGATGGTGCTATTGAAAACCTTGTAAAAGGTAACTCAAGATCTGCACAATTTGAAGTAAAAGCGGACATGACTGTTGCTGCTGACTTTACTGGTGAAGTTATACCAGCTGATAGAGTTGCTGGATATAAATATGATCCAACACGACCAGTTCACGTTAGACAATTAATCCCACAAGGATCAACTAGCTCTGATGTGATTAGATTTGTAAAAGAATCTGGATATTCAAATGGTGCTGCAACAGCAGCAGAGGGAGCAACATTAGCTCAATCTGATTTTGATATGACTGCATCTGACAGCAATGTTAGAAAAATTGGTACATACTTTAGAATTTCTGAGGAAATGTTAGCAGATACACCACAGCTTACTAGCTATATTTCAGCTAGAGCTCCAGAAAAATTATTAAATGTTGAGGATGCTCAAATTTTATCTGGTAATGGAACTGCTCCAAATTTAAGTGGTATTATAACTGATGCTGCTGACTTTGATGTTTCATCTGGTGGTGCTTTTTACCAATCAGTTGAATCAGCAAATGAATTTGATGTTTTAGTTGCATCTTTAAATCAATTAGCACTATCTAACTACCAAGCTAGTTACATAATGTTAAACCCAACAGATTTTCATAAAATCTTATTATTAAAAGATAGCCAAAACAACTATTTAAAAGATCAAGTGTATTCTGGATTACAACCTAACTTTATGGGTGTGCCAGTTATAATTAACAATGCACTATCTGCTGGATCGTTCTTATGTGGTAACTTTAATGTTGGTACACAACTTTGGATAAGAGACAACGTAAATGTTGAATTCTTTAGAGAAGATGGTACAAACGTGAGAGATGGTTTTGTAACTGTAAGAGTAAGCGAGAGAATTGCTCTAACAAACTACTTGCCAAATGCTTTCGTAAATGGATCATTCTCAACTGCAAAAGCAGCTTTAGAAACTCCATAATAATATTCTTTATTATAATTAAAGGGGTATTTATTACCCCTTTTTTTATGGGGTAAACTCAAATAAATATAAAATAAATGCAAAAAATATTTTGTATTTAAAAAAATTCTTTTATCTTTGGTGTATAATTAAAAACAAAACATTAAAAATTATTATTATGAAAGTTCAAATTAATCCAAGACAAACTCAAGAAATTAAATCTTTTAAAACTGTTAGATTTATAAACAAGCAAGATTTAGAATACCAATTATCAATAGTTAAATTAGGTATGAAATATAACAGATACCAGCAAATGATTGTTAGAACTGTTAGAGATTATAATAAGTTAAATAAACAAATGGAAATTTTATTTAACCTAGATGTTAAAATATATAGGTTATTAGAAAGATTTGATTTTAACAAACAAGAAAGTAAAACATTAGATTATTCAATAAAATAATAAAAACAATGGGGGTGTAAAAACCCCCTTACAAAAACTTAGATATGAAATTAGATTTAAAAAAAGTAAATTCAAAAAAAGCATTAGAGGCACAAGGTTATTGCAGAATTGATTTAAACAAAGGTTACTGGGATTATGATAGTAACGATAAATACGTTTTAGTAGCAGATTATGGTTTGTATTTTCAAACTGGCGGCGAAATGTTTGGTTCAACTCCAGTTAGTACAATTAAAGAAGCAATAAATATTTATAATAATGGTATTTATAACACTAACTCAAAAATAGAATTATCAAATGTTTAGTATGTACAAAAAATTCTTAAAACAAGATCCGAACAACTGGAAATGGCTTATAGCTATTCATGTAGTTGTTTATTCAATAATGTTAATCTTAATGTTAGATATATGAATTGTAAGAACTTAAAATTAAAAGATGCTTTTAAATTAGCTATGAATGATATGACTGATGAATTATGTTTAGCATGGCAACCAGTAACTGATTATGTTATTGATAATACATTACAAGATCTGGCAGTTAAGTTTAGTAATAATTTAATTGAGCATGATAGGGTTTTATATTATAATGTTGATTGGCAACAACCAGTTTCTAAAACATATTTAAACACTAAAGAACAAAGGCAGTTAAATAGTAAGCTGGGAATTACTAAAAGTAAAGGAATAATAAATTGGTATAAAAATTAATTTAACAGAGGGGTGTACAAAACAATCAAGGTGGATAGCTATAAGGTGTACAACTTTTGACCACTACAACGGAGCAAGAGAGCCAACCCACACCCCTCACATTAAAAAAAAATATGAGCTATAATAAAAACAAGTTTGAGCATAATCTAAAAAAAACTAAAAGGCAAAGTGAAAATGAGAGATTTTTGTTAAATAATATTTTTTCTGGGTATTCAAAAACCTTGATTGAAATATGTAACCCTAAAATAAATGAATAGATACTACATAAGGCACTTTTTAGGGGGTTTACTGCTCTTTCTATCATTTAGGGCAATGCTACTATCAAACGACTTATTAACAGCTGTAATACTAGGTTTATTAGCTATTGCAGTAATAACAAACAAAGATGAGTAATATAAAAAATAAAATAGTAGTGTTAGATGTTGATACAATAGTAACAAGCTCTGTTGATCAGAATACATTTGAAAAATTACCAGCCACAAAAAAATTAAGAATATACTATCATGCACAAGAGATAGTTAAAATAATGCAATCACAACCATTGTAATAATTTTGTTTTGTTTTGTAAATCTGTGATTGTTAAAAAGCCAGTTGTTAATTCAGCTGGTTTTTTTTTATATTATGTGCATGAACCACAACCAGAAAGGTTGCTTTGCTGAATATCATTTTGCATCAACAGTTATTGCTCTAGGTTATAATGTTTCAATGCCATTATTAAGTTCTAGTTATTATGACTGCATACTTGAAAAGAATGGCAAGCTATTTAAAATTCAAATTAAATATTTAGGCAAAGATCGAACACAAAGAAAAAATAGCATTCAAATAACATTAAGGCGAACTGGTATGCCAACTTATGAAAAAAAATATGTTGATTATTTTGCATTATGGGATGAAAGGAATAATGGGTTTTTTATTATACCTAATTTAGGACAATCTAGTTTAAAGTTAAATCCTAATGGAAAGTATAAAGAAAATTTTAATAACTTTGCCTTGATTTCATAAATAAGTTTAAGAGTGCTACTAATTAAAACCTAGTGGCACTTTTTTTTTATCTTTACATAAAAATAATACTATGAAAATTAAACTTTTAACATCAATCAAAAGAAATGGACAAAATTATATTGAGGGTGATATTTTAGATATACCAGAAAATAATGTTGGCAAATGGCTTAAAAATGGTTGGGGTGAATCTATTGAAAAACCAGTTAAGAAAAAAGAGGTCAAAGTAAAAAAAGAAACTAAGGAAATAAAACTAGATTCAAAAGAAACTAAACATGAGGCAAAATAAAATAAATTCAACTGAGGGTTCTGAGATTGTACTAGTTGCAACTGTAAAAGATTATATTAGAGTTAGCTCTAGTGTTGATGACAATATAATTACCAGGATGATTACACAAGCTAGAATATGGTGTGAAAATTATATATCTAGGGATATTGTTTCTAAAAATAGAACATACTACATTCCAGAAACTAATGGCTTATTTGATTTGCCATTTGGTCCAGTTAGTAGCATTACAAGTGTAAAAAGTAATGATGTTGATGTTGAATATTCTGTTTTAGGTTTAGACAATGAAAGCATAGAGCTTGATGGCGGCCCATCTGAAAAAATAAAAGTTGTTTATGTAACATCTGGATTAAATGATTCATTGTTAGTATCTGCCATAATGCAATTAGTATCAACATATTATGATAATAGAGCTGACTTTAGTTCAGATCAAAAAAGTAATGTTGAATCAATACCAACAAATGTTAGAGATATTTTGAACTCATATAAAGCAATGTATTTATAATGGATGCTGGCAAATTAGATACTAGAATTGGTGTATATAGATTAAATCAAACAACTGATGGTTTTGGTGGCTTTACTGATTCGCCTACTTTACTAACTACATTATGGGCAAATATTGAATATGTAAGTGGTGAGATGAGTACTGAAAATGGTAGCCGAAAACAATCTAAAAAAATAAAATTAATATTTAGAGATTTGGCATTAGTTTCACCTAACAATTATTTTGAGTATTATTTACAAATTGATGGCAATGCTTATAAATATAGAATTGTTAATTTATTTGAAAGCACACCAGATTTTTATACAACTATTGAAGCAGTAACATTTTCATAATGAAAAGTAAATTAAAATTTAATAAGGCAGATTTAAACAATATTAATAAAATATTGACTGACTTAAATGTTGTTGTTAAAAATGCTAATAGTAAAGAGATTGCCTATGCAGCGGCAAACATTGTAAAAGAACAAAAATTAAAAGCTCCAGTTGATACTGGTGCATTAAAAAGTGGAATAAATTATAGCAAAGATGGTAGCGGTGTTGCTATTGTATCCGAAATGCAATACTCAAGTTTTGTTGAATATGGCACAAGTAAGCAAAAGCCACAGCCATATTTTTTTAATCCAGCTAGGGTTATGTTTAGAAATTTTGCAAAAAAAATAGAAACTAAATTAAATAGTAAAATTAGATGAAAGATCCGATGAGGTTTATAAGGCAAGCTATAATTAGCACACTAGGCACTATTAATTTAGGTGGTCAACCAGTACAAGTTACAAATAGGGTTAGCAGATCATTTTCAGCTCCTTATATTTGGGTTTATAGTGTAGCAACAAATGAGATTGATTCAAACCAACAATCATTTACTAGTGAGATTATAACTAGAATTGAGGTTGTTACTAAATTTCAAGGTGATTCTGGCGGTGATTTAGATGCAAATTACTTAGTAAATACTTGCTTAACTTTGCTTAGAACTAGATCAAGTGGTTATTTTGATTTATCATCTAACAATTTTAAAGTTTATGGATGTGTTAATGAGGGTGTTACTTATAGCCAAGAAGATACAGATGGTGGCACTTATTTTAAGGGAGTTATAGAATTATCAAACAGAGTTGAACAATTAAGTTAAAATGGGATATACAGACATGAAATTATATATGATGAACACTTTTGCCTTAGGCATCTCATTGACTAACATTGAGGTAACTTTAAGAATTATATTGTTATTAGCTACTATAATTTACACTATACAAAAAATAAAAAAAAATAAAAATGAGTAAGGAATTAAATGAAGATACTAGCTTTAATATTAGTATAAAAACATTAATAGCTATTGGTGTTGGATTATCAACTCTTATTGGAATGTGGTTTGCTTTACAAGCTGATATTGAGGAAGCAAAACTATTGCCAGAGCCAGAAATTAGTAGAACTGAATACGATTTAAAAGATCAATTAATTAGGGAAACCATTATGAATACTGGAACTAAAGTTGAGGAAAATAGTGATGCTCTTAAGAAAATAGATGACAAGTTGTTTGAAATAATTAGTAAATGAAAAATTATATATTATGTGTGATATTTGTATTGGTTGCGGTTTGTGTTAAAGCTCAAGATATTACTGTTTTGCAAATTAATGCAAAATGGAATGAAAAAAACAATTATGATTTAAGTGATTTAAATGGTGTAATTGTAAAGTTTAGCTATTTAAAAGATCAACCAAAAGATATACAAAAGGGTATAACTGCTGTTCCAGTTATTGTTATTATTGATAAAACTGGTAGGGTTAGAATGCAATACGTTGCTGATTTATCATTTAAAATAAATGTCAGTAATATGGAGATACAAAACACTATCAACAAAATAAAAGGCAATAGAAGGTCATCTACTAACTAAATTAATTTATTATGATTAGTAAACACATTTCAGAAAAGGAAGCAACTAAAAGCATTACAGCAATGCGATTAGGTTTAGCAAATACACCAGATGGCAATATTTTATCTAATATGAAAAATGTAGCTGAGCATATATTTGAGCCACTTAGAAAATGGGTTGGCGGTCCAATAAAGATTAATTCTTTTTATAGATCAGAGGCACTTAATAAAGCTATTGGCGGTGCATCTAAAAATGGTAAACAAACAAGTCAGCATTGTTATGGTCAAGCTATGGACATTGATGACATTTATGGCCATAAATCAAATGCTGAGATGTTTAATTATATAAAAGATAATTTAAACTTTGATCAAATGATTTGGGAATTTGGTGATTCAACAAATCCTGACTGGGTTCATGTGAGTTATGTTAGTGATTCAGTGAATAGAAATAGAATATTAAAAGCAGTTAGAAATAAAGGCAAAACACAATACATTGATATAACTAATGGGTAATTTTCAATTTGGCATATTAGATATAATAAGTAGTGGGCCATTGTTAGGTTTTTCATATTATCCAGCTGATGATAAAACAGAATATTCAGAGCTTAATATATATTTAATTTTATTTGGTTTACATTTTAGATTTTTTAATTATGAGTGATAAAAAGAAATTCAAAGAAACAACAGTTGGCAAATTATTATTTGGTGCCGCATCAATGATAAATCCAACATTAGGAAAAGTTTTAAGTGGTGTTAGCTCACCTCAAGAAGCGTTGGCGGCTATTGGTAAATCCAAAATATCTAATGAGGATAAAATAAAGCTCCAACAAATGATTTATGAGCAACAAAATATTGAAATGGAATCCATTACAAGAAGATGGGAAGCTGATTCTAAATCTGATTCATGGTTAAGTCGTAATGTACGACCTATGGTTTTAATATGGTGTATTGTGGTTTTTTCATTAGCTGGTATTTTAGACAGTATTGAAAGCATACCATTTCACATAGGGGTTACATGGAATGATACATTTGAAAAGGTTATGATGGCTGTTGTAATTTCTTATTTTGGTGGTCGATCAAGTGAAAAGGCAATTAATGCATTTAAAAAATAAATAATATGAGTTGGAAACAAGCTGGTAGCTTAAAAATATTTGCTTTTGTAGCAACAAAAATTGAAGTAAGTTTAAAAGGGCAAGGAAAAAAAATATCTTTTACGTTTAGTAAAGCTAGTGGATCATTTGCCGCTGGTGGTGGTCCAGTTGCTGGTGAGTGGTTTGTAAATCCTAAAGATTTGCCTAGTAAAGTTAGAATGAGGTTTGGCGGTGCGGCTAGTGGCGGTGGTGGTGCATTGATGCAATTTGTTGATCGTAATGATGAAACTAAATTATATGGACAATTTGCCGCACAAGTTGGTGGCTTTTCAGCCAGCATGATAGATGATACAGTAAAACTAAAAAAAGGTTAATTAGATGGCTAAAAATATAGTTCAAGCATTTAAAGCAAATACCAGAAAAAAAAGAAAAGGTGTGCATTCTAAAAATGCTAGTAAAGGGCAAACTGGATATAAAAAAAAGTATAAAGGGCAAGGGAAACAAAGGTAAATGAAATTGCTTAAATTTGTAAAAAAGAATTTATGGCTACATCATATACTGGATTAAGAGTTCAAGATACTTATAATGCAATAATAAAAATTGGAGATAATTCAAATCTCTCTGGCACAGCAAAACTACTTTCTGATGGTTTAGGTAATGATTCGCCATTATATTTATCTGGAACTAGATTAGGTATTGGAATCTCACCAGCTTATCAATTTCATACGAGTGGGAATGCAAAAATT